GGATGTCGTAGTTTCCGAAGATGAAGAAACGACTAAGACTCGTGCTAAAAGCATGGTTGACCTCATCTCCGCTCAAAAAGCAGCCGTAGAAAAGGCTGTAAAGGCTGAATTGCTAAAAGGCACTCCGAAACCGCCCGCAGGAGAGGGGAGTAACACCGGTGGAGATTTTGAGAAAGAGATTGAAGCAGCACGGGCAAACGGTGACATGGCTACCGTCGCTGCATTAATAAGGCAAAAAGCCATGAGTGAGAAAAAATAATTTTATAAAGGAGAGATGATTTGTTATGGCAGATAATATTATCCAGAGCTTTGGAGTATTGAATTACTCTGGAATGCTCTTCAACAAAGGCAACACTAAGGTTCCATTCAGTACCCTTATTGCAAATAGGGCTAGGAACACCAATTCTGTAGAGTTTACTACCGGATTGGAATATCAGACAGGGGGCGGCTCTCAACCTGCAATTTCCGAAACCGCTTCCTTAACTGCGCCGGATGCAACTTATATCACCCGTGAGCAGAAAACTAATGTTACTCAGATTTTCCAAGAGAGTGTTTATATCTCTTACGGTAAGGAATCCAATATGGGTACTCTTTCCGGCGTGAACATTGCAGGGCAAACCGCTAATCCCGCAAATGAACTCGACTTTCAAGTCGCTGCACGGATGGCAAAGATTGCAAGAGATATTGAATATACTTTCATCAATGGTGCCTACGCCAAAGCTGCCAACGATGCCACCGCTAATAAGACCCGTGGAATACTTACAGCAATTGAAACGAACATCCTCCCCCTTAACGGTGAAGCCATTAGAGTGTGGGATGTCGCAGAAGCAATGAAGCTGATTTACGATGCACAGGGTAGCACAAACGGACTTGTTCTGTGGGTAGACCCTGTGGCAATGTTCCAGTTGAACGCCGATGCTGAACAGAATGGTAACACCATTGTTCCGGGTGCAAGAAACGTAAATGGTCTTGCTATTTCCACCTTACTTACACCTCTTGGTGAAATTGGATTGTATTTAGGTGAGTTTTTACCGGCGGGAACAGTTGGTATCTTCAATCCGGATGTAATTAGCCGTGTTGAGCAACCTGTACCTAACAAGGGCAACTTCTTCATGGAGGAGCTTGCTAAGACCGGAGCAGGAACTAAGTATCAGATTTTCGGTCAGCTTGGTCTTGACCATGGCCCCGAATGGATGCATGCAAAAGTAACCGGCATTAACACCAATTTTGTTAAACCTAAACCCGGTAAGAAAATCTATGCTGTTGATGCTATTCCTACCGTTGAGGTTCTCCCCGTACTGGATAAGGTCGTTCTCAGTAGCACTCCTACTGTGGGTGTTGCTACAGACGCTTTAACCATCACCTATAGGGGAACTCCTACCGATACTCCGACGCTGGCGTATCAGTGGAAGATAGCCAATAGTGTAAACGGAGAATATACCAACATTGCTACCGCAACTTCCTCAACCTATACTCCTGCCGAAGGAGATGTAGATAAGTTCATTAAGTGCGAAGTCACGGCAAGCGATACTGCTGTAGGTAAAGTGCTTTCTAACGCTAAGAAGGTTGTAGCTGCACCAAAGGAAGATTAATTATTAAAGGAGGTGGGCGTGAGTGGCTGATATAAACCTTAAACTTGAACAGTTGAAAAGTTTGCTTGGTATAAGCGGAACGGATGAGGATGCGTTGCTACTCACGCTCCTATCCATTTCCGCTCAAAAGATTCTCGACAGAGCATATCCCTATGACCCAACGGTTACAGAGGTTCCGGCTCGTTATGAAACTAAACAGGTCGAAATAGCGGTCTACCTCTATAACAAAAGGGGCGCTGAGGGTCAGACGGCTCATAATGAAAACGGCATAAGTCGTACATACGAGAGCGCTGATGTACCTGAAAGCCTCATGCGAGGGATAACCCCTTATGTGGGGGTGTTTGAGTGAGGACGTTAGAACGTAATAAACAAACGATTTATTACGCTTTGTACGAGGGTAAAGAACCCCTAACAGATGAGTATGGGAATCCAACAGGGGAGTATGAAATCACCTATTCATTCCCTGTCAAGGCCGCTTGGAATGTGGGCTTCGTTGAATCAGATGCAGAGGTTGAAATGTTTGGGATAAAAGCATCCTCTACCCTTCGGATTGTCGCTCCAAAAGACGGTTTTCCGCTGGATGAAGCAAGCATCTTATGGTACGGCAAAGAGCCTAAAACGCCATATGACCCGACAAACACAGAACACAATTACGCCATCGCTGGGATAAGACCGAGTTTGAATGAATTGGTATTTTACGCACGAAAGGTGGATATTTCATGAAGAAAATCACCATCCAGCTTTCCGAAGATTCAATTTCAAAAGCCATTAGAGAGCTTGAGAAATACAAGGGCGAGTTGAAAAATAAGGTCCATTTACTCATTGAAAGGCTCACCGATTATGGCGTAGAAGTCGCCAAGGCCCAAGTCAGGGAACTAGGTGCCTTTTATACAGGTGAATTAGAAGAAAGTATCACAGGTTACTACAGTCCCTCTACACAGGTAGGAATTATCAAAACAGGCGTTCCATACGCAGTTTATGTCGAGTTTGGAACAGGTGTTGTAGGCAAGGGCTCAAGCCATCCTGTCGCAGATTTACAAGGGTGGAGATATGACGTAAACAATCATGGTGAAAAGGGTTGGTGGTACTTCAACGAACGAGACCAAAAATGGCACTGGACCAAAGGAATTGAAAGTCGCCCATTTATGTATAACACCGTTCAAATCTTAGAAAGAGAATGTATGGAAATAGCAAGGGAGGTATTCGGCCGTGATTGATATTGAAAATATAGTATTTGCTAACATAGCAAACGAACTACGAGAACAATTCAATCCGATATTTATATATGGCGAATATGTTAAAGCCCCTGCTGATTTTCCTACAGTATGCATTGAGGAAAAAAGTAACGCCGATTATTACCGCACACAAGACAGCAATTCAGAGAACCATGCTTCGTTGATGTATGAGGTAAATGTTTATTCCAACAAACAAGTCGGCAAGAAAACCCAATGCAAAGAGATATTCAAAGCTATAGACGAACAATTTAAAGAAATGGGCTTTACTAGGATTTTGAAAGAACCTGTACCCAATTTAGAAAACGCAACAATCTACAGAATGATTGGTCGATACACAGCAGTATCATCTGCTGATGGAAAAATATTTAGGAGGTAATGAGATGAGTGATAGAAACGCTATTAGTACCTATGGTACAACCTTAAAATGGGGATCAAGCTCGGGATCACTTAGTAAAAAAATCGATATAAAAGACTTCCCCGATCTCGGTGGGGCGCCGGAGATTTTGGAAACTACCACCCTTTCGGATGCTGCTCAGACCTTTATTCTCGGGATTCAGAGTTTAAGCGCTATGGAGTTTACAGCGAATTATACTAAGGCTGATTTTGAAGCTGTCGAAGCTGATGCTAATACTGATTTGTATTATGCTCTTGAATTCGGTGACAAAGGAGATGAGGGCGTTTTCGAGTGGCAGGGTCAACATTCCGTATATGTAGTGGGGGCAGGAGTTAATGCGGTAACAGAGATGCGGATTGTTATAGCCCCTTCAACAAAACCTAAATTATCAGAAGATTAAGGGGTGATATAATATGGCAATTAGTACCTATGGTGTAACCTTAAAATGGGGTCTAACAATGGCGACGGCTACAAAAGAAATCGACATTAAAGATTTTCCAGACCTCGGTGGAGCACCTGAGATGTTAGAAACCACTACTTTTAACGATGACTCACAGACTTATATAAAAGGCATACAATCATTGGGAGCATTGGAGTTTACAGTGAATTATACTAAGACTGATTACAACAAAGTGGCAGAGGATAACAATATTGAGTTGTTTTATATCTTGGAATTTGGTGCAAACGGTTCGGAAGGTGCTTTCTACTGGAAGGGAAAACATACAGCATATGTAGTAGGTGCAGGGGTAAATGCGGTAACTGAAATGAAAATAGCAATAGCTCCATCTACTAAACCTACAGTAAGACCTAACTTAACTACTGTAACACTAGGTGATTTGACAGATAGCGTGGAGAGTTCACCGTTAGACGTAGAATATTCCGGTATACCTGCTGAAACTCCAATACTAACGTATCAGTGGAAAATTTCTGAGACTGAGGATGGCACCTATTCTAACATACAGGAAGCTAATTCACCAACCTATACACCAGTGGAGGGTGATGTGGGAAAATATATTAAAGTACAAGTCACTTCGGCGGGTGGTGCAACGGGTGTTGTATTATCAAATGCTGTGGTAGTGGCCATAATGGAGGGATTAAACGATGGCTAAACAGATTAAATTTGAGTATAAAGGAAACGAATACACTCTCGAATTCACTCGCAAATCCATTGAGATTATGGAACGACAAGGTTTCGTGGCGAGTGAAATTACTGAAAAACCTATGCTTA